CGTTGATGCTCCTTAACGCTGCAGGGGCTGCAAGCCCAGTGGTTCCAGCAATCTCATTGCAGATGCCATCGATGTCTTTGAACTTATCTCTTGTGCGTCCAGCCTGTGCCTTGATGTTCAAGGCTCCAACTGTTGCAAGTCCTGTTGTCCCAGCCCAGGCATTAGCAGCGCCCTGTTCGTCAAGTCCAGTAGTGCCAGCAAGCCTGTTGAGTTCTGCTGTAAGGCTACTTCCTGCTGTGCCTAGTGCCATTGTTAACCCTTCTTGTAACGCTTTGGTAGTACTAAGTTAGATTGCTTTTCTACTCCGCCAAAGAAGGCTTTGTAGTAATGCTCATCAAATGAGAATCGTTTCATATGGGGAACTGTTGCACCTGTGTGACAGTAGACTGGAACATCTGCCTTATCGCATACTGCGAAGAAGTAGATATCCTCTCCCATAAATGTATTGCCAACTCCAACCTCTGTAAAGAATGGAGCATCTGGAAGTACCTCACGGATACGCTCAACCACACTGCGGTGCATTAGGACAAAGCCCATACCAGCAGCACCGACCTTGATAAGTTTGTTATCAGGTAGTGGGTGAATCCGTTGAATACCAAGAACACCATCAGCCTCTGCGAACTCATATACCGTTGGCATAGGAATCATCAGTGGGTCTTCAGGTGTATCTGTTGTGAAGTAAACTCCAGTCATAATAGGACGCTCCTTGGCGTCCTTGTTATCCCAGAGCAACTTAAATTTATCGACACTGATAACTACATCTGAGTCAACCCAGAGTAGCCAGTCTGTCTTCTTCTGCTCGTACCAGTAATTGATTACCTTCTCACGCTGTCGGGCAATCTGGTTGCCTTGACTGCGAAGTGAAGTATCAAATGTGATACCAGACTTGAGTAGTACATCGACTACTCCTTGCATAAACTTTCCGTCTACATTACCGTTATCGCACCAAGCGATTGATACTGTCTCTTGCATTGTCCCCTGCTTTCTTACTTCTTCTTTGCTCTTGCGTTGTCAACTAGATTTGGATAAGGGCGTCCAGCCTTCTTAGCCATTGCTTTAGCCTTAGCCTTCTGAGCAGGTGTAAGCGGTGTTGACTTCTTCTTAGGGTTCTTCTTATCCCAGAATGCTTGCTTCATTACCACTTCACCTTATCTGCCCAATATGCTGCGCTCATTTTACCCTTAGCAATGTTCTTTGCGTGACGTGCTTTGAATGAAGCCTGACGTGCTGTTGGCTTCTTATCGCCAGTCACACCCTGCTGACCAAAGCGAATAGTCTTGACCTTCGCACCTTCTTTAGCCACAACAACGTGTGACTTAGTTGGGTGATTAGGTGTACGCTTTGGCTTGTTGAAGCCAGATACTCCTGCTCGCTTTAGTCGTGGGTCTTGCATTAGTAGTTGTCCATCCCTGGGTTGTTAAGGTATGCAGCCTTCTGTGATGGAGTCATATTGAAACCGCTAACGCGGTCTTTGCGAGCCTTCTCACGTGCTGCTGCAGCAGCCTTTGCCTGGCGTTCACGTTCCTTGGTATCAAATTCTGATTTACGTTCATTGAGTTTGTGGCTCTTGTATGCTGCTTTAGCGAGGCGTCCTGTAACTAGAGCCGCGCCTGCAGCAACAAGTCCACCACCAACTGCTTCGCTCATCTTATAGTCTCTAGCCATTTACTTCTTCTTACCCATCTTCTTCATTGTCTTCTTAGCAGCCTTCTTCATACCAGCCTTGGCTGAACCGTATTCCATCATACGTTCCTTCTTGCCTTCGCCCATTTCGTGCTTCTTATTCTTTGCTGACATCTTCATTAGATTGCTCCCACTTCCTTGAGTACTTCGGTTGTCTTCTTGTTTATATCTTTTGTCTTCGGCATAGTCTCGGCGTTGTACGCCTTGCCTAATGTCGCTGACGCTTCATATGCTGCTTCTATGTGGGCACGTGTTGTGCCTGCTGGTTGGATACCTTGTGCTCTTGCATCTCGGTAAGCCTGAAGTTCGCCTGTCCACTTCTTGTCAGGAATATCTCTGCCTGCATCTCCTGTGCCAAACTGAAGACCTCTGGCTTTACAGCCAAAGCAATCTTCATCACACTGGGTGTGGTCAATCTCTACTATGTCTAGGTCAGGGAATGGTGTCTCTCTGGTTTCATCGCAGAGTACACATCCCCACTTAGTTGCCTTGAAGTCGTGCTGTGGGGTGAAGCCCCATTCAAGTACCTTGCTGATATGTATATGCATAGTTGTCCCTTACTGTGCTGTGAAGTTCGCCTCTGTTACACCAATGCCTGCGGCAATAAGTTCTGCCTTAGTTGCCTCGTTTACGGTGTAGTCATAGCCACCACGATAAACTGTGTCGTAGTCAAGAAGGTCCTCATCTACTGCATAGCGCAGAGTTGAGTAAGTACTGCCAGACTTGACAACAGTAATGCCACGCTTTAACTTGTAGAAGTAGAACAAACGAGCACCGCCCGCTGGACCCTCATCTACAGTTGGACCTCTGAATGTATAGTCTGTCATTGTTCTCCTTAGTGAACTTACTGATGAGGCTAGGTTTCCCTAGCCCCACCCGTCAATCAACTAAGCGATTGATGAACCTGATTCGATTCGGTATAGTGCTTCTTCACGGTAGCGTGCGAAGCCGAGTACGCCGTACCAACCCATTGGGCGGTGACGCATCAACTTGTCAACTACTGGTCCGATGACTACGTGTGGTTCTTCAGCAACTGCTTCTGCCATTGCCTGCTGTCCCGCGATGATTGTGCGGTAGTTACGAGCAGATGCTGCACCGTCAGTTGCGTTGTAAAGACGTGGAGACTCAACGAAGTATGCACCTTCGTATGTTCCGATTTCTCCTGCCCAGATGCGGTCCTGTGATGAACCGTACTGGTTTGGAAGGAGCCATCCTGCTGAACCTGTCTCAGCGCGGAGGTCGTGTGAAACTTCTGGGTGGATACCAGCCCAGTAGAGTGAACCCTTGCGACCTGTTGCCTTACCAGCACGCAACTTCGCAACAGCCTTGCGAACGTTTGCTGATGCAAGTGTCGCTGCTGCTGTGATTGTTGCTGTTGATGTTGCTGTTGCTCCTGCGTAGATGACGTTTGAGCCACCACGAAGTGTTGTCATTGCAACTGAGTCGATTGAGTCAGCAAGGTTGAATGCGATGATGTTAGCAATCGCTGGGTCAACATCTGCAAGTGAGAAGAGTTCAAGTGCACGAGTTACGAGAACTGAGTTACCGTACTCTGCAAGTGTGATTGTCACAGATGTTGGAGTAGATAGTGCTACTGCATCTGGGTCTGTATCTTCTGTGAGTGCAGTTGTTGCTGCTGAAAGGTCAACGTACTTCTGGAGTACAACTGTTGAACCTGGGATTGACTGGTTTGCTGGGCGCTTGTCTGCTACTGAGCGAATGAGTGGCTCTGAACGGAGTGCGAACTCCAAGAGACGGTCATAAGCCTTTTGGACAAGACCTGCAGCACCAGCGGTACCTCCGAGTGTAGAGGAACCTGTTGATGTAAATGCGTTTGCCATTTAGGTTTATTCCTTTAGTGTTAGAAACTATGATTGGATTTATTGCGAACGAAGAACGTTCAAGAAATCATCCAGGTTATCTGCCTGGTCCATTCTCAAACTTAGATTCTCTGCTCTGTCGGGTGTTAATGCACCCTGAGTGATAACGTCCTGCTGACGTAATGCAGCACGGTCCATCTCACTCGCTTGCGGTGCTTCCTGAGTCTGAGTAAGCCCGAACAAATCTCCGTTATCTTCTAGCCAGTTATTCACTGACTCTTCTGATACATCGTCTATGTCCTTGAGGATTAGTCGTACTGCTTTAGGATTCACACCCTTCTTTTCTAGGACTTCCTTGACGGTTCGCTCACGCTGCGACTTGGATAAAGTCTCAAGTTGCTCAGTGAGTTCCTTGATTCGCTTCTCGTCATTACGCTTGGCTTTCCGCAACTTCTTTAAGAGGTCACTTCCGTCCATTTGTGTTTCAGATACATCGGTATCTAGGTCATCGTCTTCTTCGTCCCAGTAGTTGTTGCTCATAGCAACTGCCACCCTTCTCTATTAGTTAGTTCGCAAGCCTCAGGTTCCATTCGGGGGATTGGTCTGGCTCTTGCTACCAGTCTGTTACGCTGACGGGGCTGGTCGGTCCGTTCAGGATTCTTGTTTGTTTAGAAAGTGCCTCGTGTTTGTGAGGTCAGGCTTGCCCTGTTGACGCCTGCGCTTCCACCGAAGCGTGCCTTCTCTTGTTCAGTCAAGGCTGTACGTGCACGCTTTGCAGATGCAAGTCCTTGGAATGCTTCTTGTTCAGCCTGTAGTTGACCGTAATCTTCTCCAGTTGAAATCTGAGATAGGAAGTCTGCACGAGGTGTAACCTCAGCAACTGTCTGGAATCCAGCACGTGCCTGCTCTTTAGTGACACCAAGGTTTGCAAGAGTCTCAGCACCCATAAGGATGTTTGTCTTTCCTTGAGATGTCTTAATACCCTGAGCAAGTGCGGCTCCGCCGATTTCACCAATCTGAATCTTGCGCTGTAGCGCAGGAAGTCCCTCTTTAGGGTCAAGCACTGCGTTAACAATGTCAGCCTGATTGAGCATTGGATAGTACTCAGCCAGTGCCTTCTTAGTATCTGCGTCTGCATTCTGTACGCGATTAACAGCAAGACCTACACGGTCAGATACTTCTGCTGCAGATACATCATTGGCAATAAACTGGTTTAACTTATCTCGTGTTGCAAGGCTAGATACACCGTAACTCTGTAGAACTTCTGTGTAAGAACGCTCTGCACGTAGGTATTCTGCTGGGCTTAATACTGATTTACCTGCAGCAAGGCGAGCCTTGTTTGCTGGGAATCGTGTCTGAAATGCTACTGCTAGTGGGTCATTGCTGTTAGGGTCTTGCATAATCAACTGAATGGTGTCAGATGAGTAGCCCTTCATTACAGCATTGGTGATTGCATCACCTAGGTCACCGATTCCATAAGAGGAAAGAAGTGCTTTGATTGCAGCAATTGAATCAACTCTACTAGTTGTTGATGTAGCAGTGTTGATTGCTGATGCAACCCATCCCTTGTTATCGTCCCAAGTGTATGTATTGCCATCTTGTGGCATCGCTGGCTTTGCCCACTTTGTGCCATCCCAAATCCACGCTGAACCTGGCTGACCCTTTGGTGCTCCAGTTCCAGTGCCCGTGCCAGTTCCTGTACCTGCACCAGCAGTTCCAGTTGTTCCTGTCTTTGCAGCAACACTTGTTGTGTCGACTCCAGGGACTCCAGCACCAGTGATGTAGTTAGGTGTAGTTGTTGATGTGTAACCAGCAGGAGCACCACCGATGGTAACGGTAGGTTGCATAGTAGTTGTTGGCTTATAGCCAGCAGGGGCACCACCAATTGTTACTGTAGGCTGCAGTCCTGTTGCTGGTTTAGGTGTGACGCCAGCGTTAGGATTGTAAGTAAGTCCAGTAAGTGGGTTGTAAGTTATTTTAGGTTCTGGTGCAATAGCCATTATCCAACCAATCCGAATGTCTTAGCAAGGCTATTGGCTAGGTTGCTCATAGTGTCTTGTGCATTCTTAGTAAAGCGCCACTTAGGGTTGTTACGCAGAGATACTTCATAGTCGTACAAGTTCATAAGATTCTTAGGGTCTTTTGCTACAGACTGGAGTTCTTTAAGGTCGATAGCATCTGCATCTTCTTCAAGGATATTTGCACGTGTCTGAAGGTATGGGCTAAGTAGTTGCTTAACTGTGTATCCCTTATCAATCTTGTCAGAGAGTGCTGGGAAAAATGTCTTAGCCTGTAGGTTGATAAGGTTAAGTTCAGACTTCAACTTATCTGGGTTCAATGCCACGTTTGTTGCATTCTGTAGTAATGACTGCATATTTACTGGCAAGCCATTCTCGGCATATGCATTTCTAAGGGTTGTAACACTCACGCCGAAGTTACCCTTATTCAATGCTGAAACAGAAACTGGGTCACCAGTGTTAGCCTTAGCAATAAGGTTGGTTGCATAACTCTTGAGATACTTGTTAAGGATATCCTGGCGCTCTTGAGCAGATACACCCTGGATAACTATGTTGTTACCCTTGCCCTTAATCTGCTTATTTGTACGGCTTGACTGAAGTGAGATTAGTTCATTGGCATAAGCCCTTAGAACATCCTTAGGCGCTGTTGAACCAAACATAGTGCTGAAGGCATCTGAGAACTCGGCATTTGCTTCACCGATTGAAGATACAGATGCGTATGGCTCTGACTGAGCGTACTGACCAGCATATCCTGCACCAAGTTCAGTGTTAACTGGCGCACCAATATTAGGATTGCTGTCATCCTGGTCACGAACCACTAATGGTACGTCTGCTCCAGCATAAACTTTATCGTTGTCTTTATCTACAGACACGCTATTCTCCAATCAAAGGTTCAAATAAATTCCAGTAGAGTGACTTGGCGTTAGGGTTATCGCCAGCAATCTGACGCAGAACGTCTTTGAGGTCTTCTCTGATTGCCTTCTTGTAACCAGAGTCATAGTCTGTTCTTCCAGTAACGCCGTTAATCTGGGCTGTGCCCTGGTCATACTGGACAATCATTGCTGCAAATACATCTGCAAGTTTCTTATCTGGTGACTTACCGCTGTATACAACATTACGTAGGTCATCTAGTGCTTCCTTCTTGAGAGCAAGATATGCACCATCTGGAGATATCTGCTTGGCTAGAAGTGGGTAAGACTTCTTAAAGAAATCAGATTCCAACTTCCACTGCTCACGAAGGTAGCGACGCTTACCAGAATCCGCTGTCTCTAGGATTGTCTGGTCGTATAAATCTTTACGAGTGTTGTACTGCTGGCGAGCATCTGCTGTAGAAGCCTCACGTAAGAAGTCCTCAAGGTCCTTGTTCTTAACAAGACCCTGTGACTTAAGGTATGTGTACGCTTCGATATCGCTTGTCCCGTTAATCGGGATAAAGAATGCTGCCGCTTGCTTGTTGTTCTTGATTAACTCTGAGTTATTCTTAACAAACTGTGCTGCCTCGTATGTCTTAGCAAATGATGCTTCTGTACCAGCAGTTGTCTTTGCAACTGCATATACAGTCTTGCTTGGATATAGAGTAGCGAACTGTACGAAAGCCTTCTCGAATGCGTGGTCATCATCAGCGTAGCGGCTGAGAATCTTCGCAAACTCTGAGTCCCAAGTGAAGTATCCAGCATCAATCATTTCCTTTGGAACATCCTTGGTAGCAAACATCTGCACAGATGCAGGTGCTCCAAGTCCAGTTACAAAGCGTAGTGCCATAATGTTGGTAGCCTGAATGATTGCATTGGTGGTAAATGGGTTGATATCTGCACCAGTTGTAGGACCGTTGCCAGTAGATATCAGCAATCTCATAGCCTGTACAGCAGCAGAGTATTTCTGCTCTGTCATCATAGTCTTATCGTTCTTGATACCTAGGTCAATCAGTCGCTGGATGTTAATTGGTGTGGTCTTGCGCCACCATTCCTGGTCAGGTGATGCACCTGTAAGAACTGGTCCCGCTGAACGCACCCAAGCACCAATGCCAGGGATATTCTCAAGCACCGTTGTAGAAAGTCCGATAAACGGACCGCTAAGACGTAGTGCTGCAGACTCTGGGTCAAGAGATGGTGTGAGCATCTTGACTTTGCCACCGAAGTTAGAGGACATTGGCTGTGCACCAGGGATACCTAGTAGTTTGAACGCTGTATTACCTAGTACGTAGTTAAGAACATCGTCTCCTGGGTAGGTAAAGTACATCTCACCGTTGTTATCCTTGTGGATAAAGCCAGAATGCTCGAATGTCTGGTTAGTAATTGCAAGACGCACCAAGGCACGCTTCTCATACTTACTCAAACGTGCAACACGACGATAGAAGTCTTCAGTTGCGCGGTAGTAACGACCAAAGTTACGCAGGTTGAACGCAAGGTTGGTACGAATATCAGAGTTATCTACATAACCAAGGGTTCTCTGACGAGCAAGGTTGATTGCAACCTCGTGTGACTGGCTGCGTGCAAGTTTATCTGCTACAGCATCATCGATTCCAGCGTCGAGTAGACCCTTTTTGAAGTTACTTTCGTACTTTATTAAGTCATCACGGTACATAATGTAGTTACCGTAGGTAATTGGCTCACGGTCAAGGATAGAAATTTGCTTTCCAACCCAAGCGTAACCATTCTTCATAACACGGTCAAAGAATCCGATGCTATCGCCATCTACAAGAGGAACAAGTTCACGTCCAAGGACGGTCTTTGGCATCTGGAAGTTCTCGTTGTACTTGTGAAGTTGCTTAAAGTCAAAGTTATCGATACCACCAGAAGCCTTAATCTCTTCAATTAGGTTCTTGTTGAGTCGACCTGAGTAGTCACGTAGAGCATTTGTAGCATCTGCATAGATGCGACGAGCGAACTCGTATGAACCTTCAGAGTTATAGATAGCAAACTTCTTGGCTAGTTCATTTCCCTTGCCATCAAGGTACTGTGCGACTGCTTCAATCGCATCTTCTTCCTTGCGGTAGATGTTACTGAATACAATCTGACCAAAGATGTTTCTCTTGCCAATTGTGTTGTGCAAATCTAGGTACCAGTTAAGTAGGAAGTCTGTACGGTTGTAAGCAATCTCTCCGTATACAGTGCTGAACTTTACTTCCTTGAGAGCCTTAGTAATATCTGGGTTAAGTGCTACAGATGGACCATACTGGCGTAGGTAGTTAGCAGTAGATTCTGCTATATCTTCCTTGAACTCAGCCTGGCGCACAGCGCCGTTGATTTCCTGCATAACTGTGTTACCACCATTGGTAACCCAATCTTCAGCGTATCCTGCGGCACGCTTGCCCTTTGCTGTTTGCAAGAACTCAGGCTTGAAACGGTCCTTGAGAAGTGACTTGCCAATAGCCTGAGCCAATTCTTCTGGATTATCAGCCATAGCGAGAATCTCTTGCTTGCTGTAATTCTTACGTGTAATGTTGTAAAGAGTGCGAGATATGATTCCGAGAGGACTTACTTCCTTCTCAATCTTTCGCCCTGCGCTAATCTTAAGTGTTGGAGCAGATGCCTTACGGATTTCCTGAGACATTGCAAAACCCTTGAAGTAGTTTGCGATACCCTCGGCACCGCCGATAAGTGCTGCTGTACCAACTTCTTCAACGCTTGTACGAATACCAAGACGTGGGTAGAGGTTTAGATAGGACCAGATATCTGTAACCTTTTGGTTAACTACTGATTCACCGACCTTACCAGTGATTGCAGAGAATACGTTGCCACGAAGTTCAAACTTGCGTAGGTCAACAAGGTTAGGCATATAGCGTGACTGGCTTGTCTGATAAGCACGAACACCACGTTGAGCACCATTGAGTTCTGCAGCGTTGAAAGAATCAACATCAGCAGGGTCTAGGTCATCAATATACTTCTTGATATCCTTGCGTGCAACACGCATCTTGCCCATTGTTCCGCCAAGAATCTTGAGCGAATTGTCAATGTCAGAAACAATGTCTTTGATTGCACTTGCTTCTTCTGGAGAAACTGGAGTCTTAGCGATGAGTTCCTTCTTAAGAGCCTTAAGTTCGTTAACCTGCTGTGTGATTACAGCCATCTCTTGCCCGCTTGAAGCGAGTACTCGCATAGCCTTACCATCAGACTGAGCCTGGTCGGTTGCCTCTGCAACAATCTTGCGAACACCTTCTGGTGCTGGCAGTCTTCCGACATTAAGAGTTCCAAGAACTCGTGACCATTCACCAAGGTCAAGAACACTCTGGTTTACAGAGTAAAGTTCCTGTGCTGTCTCATCGATAGATGCGATGAACTCACGACCTGCTACTGAGTGGTCAAGACCCATACCGTATGCAAGTGTCTTTGTAAGACCCTTGTACATAAGAAGACGTTGACCTTCGTTTGCTGCAATCCAGGCTGCACGGAAAGTCGATGCTGTGCCTTTATCAATAACTGTACGCATTAAGCGGTAAACCTGTGTTGCGCTGCTAGCATCGCTGATTGAGATGATGCGTTCCTGTGAAGGAGCAATAGATAACTGACGCATAACGCGGTCAATCTTTGCTGCAACAGAAGCATCCTTTGATACAAACTTACCCTCTGTCTTAACGCCTTTAACTGTCTTTCCAGTTCCAGCGAAGAGTGAGCGAATACCAGTAGGAGTTGTAATCTCCTTGTATCCGATTTTCTCTGACCAAGAGATAGGGTCTTCATCTGCAAAACGAGCAATGTCATCTACGTTGCCTGGAAGTGCGATAGCCTCATACTTACCAGCGACTTTTTCAAGACCCTTAAGTGCTCCATCACGGAGCCAATCTTTTGCATAGCGAGCCTGTGTGTATCGTGGGACCAGTGGGTCACGACGAAGACCAGCATTGCCTCGGCTAATATCATCAATGATATCTCCACCGCGGAAGAATTCAAGAGCAGTGTCAGCATCCTTAATGTTAGGAGCCATATACTGCGCTACATCAAGATTGATTTCAGGGAAACGTTCTTGGATGCGTGTAAGTGCAGCACCCTTTTGAACTGTATCGCCCTTATTGTAGGCAACAAATACTTTACCTAGTTCATCCCAGTAGCGACGTACTGAAGCATTCTTGAATGCCTTCTCAAGATTACGTGGGTCTTCGCCCATCTTAATAAGACCGAAGCGAGCAATATCTGCAGTGCGCTTTGCCTTACCAATTAGGATAAGTGGGTCAAGACCAAATGTTACTGCGAAGTCAATTCCACCAGAAACTGTATTAAAGAATGCCTTTTCTGCAAGGCTGCCATTGCGAGCAGCATCAGCCTCGAATGGGAATGCAGATACAAGTGCACGAGCAACATCTCGTCCAGGGCTTATCTTAGCCCGCTCATACATAGATACTGCTTCGCCAACAATTCTGGCTGCTTCTTTATCTCCAGATGTGTAGCGCTGAATTAGGTCAAGTGCCTGTGGATTCTTAAGAATCTCTTCGTAGTTATCGATAAAGTTTTTCTTACCAGCAAGCATCTTACCAACATATGCTGCATCAGGTGTGATTGAACTTTCAATCTTTGCTACTTCGCTTTTATCAAAGACGTTCTCTTTATCAGAAGCCTGTTCCCAGTACTTCTTCCAAGTAGTTGAGTTGTCCTGTGCTGTGGCATCTTCTCCACCAGGAGCAAGTTCCTTAAGTCCCTGACCAAGAAACTTTGCATAACTAAGAAGACCGCCTTCGCCTTCTTCTTCAGCAAGACGCTCTGCAGCGTAAGGCTGCTTAATAATTTTTTCCTGTGAGCGCACTAGCGCTTCTAGAACTTTTCCAGTTCCCTTCTTAACAGGTTCTGGTGTTGCCTCGGCAACTGTTGCAGTAACAGGTGCAGTACCCAAGCCAAGCAGTGCCTGCGCTGGGTTAACTGATGTCTCTGGCTTAATTGGAAGCCCAGCAATTTGCATACCAAGTTCTTTGAATGTCTGAACTGCGTAGTGTGCAGAAGACTGGACACTTCTAGCAATATTGCCAAGAAAGCCTTTATCCTGAATTGAATACTTAGGGCTGAAGTAAGTCCTCAAAGCATCCTGATACTCAGGTGTTAGGTTCTTGTAATTCTTGTAAGCATCGTTCTGTGGAAGAGATGCAAGGAACTGGTGAGTCTTTTTGAGTTCACCAAATGCAGCGAGTTGAGCCTGCTCTGCAGGAGTCAGTTTCGCCTGGGCTGCTGCAGTAGCAACGCCAGGTGATAAGTTTTCAGCAATCTTAGATAATGGTTTATTCTTTTCAGCCATTAAAGACCTCTGGATGCTACATAGTTATAAAGGTCTTGTACGTCTCCAGTAGGGTCAATGTCAATCATAGATGAAAGAATCTCAGAAAGTGAACGCTCACGAGGAAGGTTAAGTGCTTCACTTCCTGGACCTGCGCCGAAATCCATACCTGCTGTAAGTGGTTCGTCAGGACGCTCAGTAGGTGCTGTAAGAGGTGTTACTGCAGGGAGCATAGGTGCTTCTGATGGACCAGCCATTGGTGCACTCTGTTGCTGTTGCATTGTTGCTTGCCCTTCACCATATGGAAGACCAGCGATGTACTTTGCTGGTTGAGTTCCTGATTGTCCCGCTCCGCCTGTGCCTGAAACATTTGCAGGGTTATTCTGTGGAGCAGTTGGACGGAAGCCTCCGCTGTTCTGATTGCCTGCCATAGTAACTCCTACTTAGAATGTTTGAATTGTGATTTAGATATGTAAGGACCTGCTGTGAATGCTGTAAGTTTTGCTGCAATCTCCATTGCTTCGTAAGCATCTGCACCTGCGTGCATCGCTCCGATAGCAAAAGGTGCTCCTGAACCAGCAGCATAAACGCCGCTAGTATTTTTACTTACTGCTAACTCATCATCAATGTCGAATATCTCACCACAAACTGCTATGAGAAATTGAAATCTTTGTTCTGTCTTTGGTTCATCAAAGTTAAAACCATTTGATGATAGACACCTACGGAGTGAAGGCATAGCCTTCGATACCATAAAGTGAAATAAATCTTTTTTATCAGCCTTGCTAGGAACTGGTGGTTCCCAGATGTGCTGTGCCACATCGCAAGGTAGAACCTCGCCTGAGCCTGCAATCAGATAACCATTGCGTTCTGAAATCTTCTTGACGTTAGCGTGAGAATAGATATAACCCACTGAATCAGTGGTGCGGCTGTCAGCCACAAGAACACAACTATCGTCGTATTCGATACCAATCAGTGTTGTCATTGTCCCCTACTTTGTTATCCTCTAGTTACTACGCGTCCACCAGCCTTACCAGATGCGGTAAGACTTGAAAGAATTGTTTGAATGTCTGGTGCTGGTTGCATTGCTTCGACTGGAAGAGCGCCTCCTGCTGGAGCAGCGGCGGGAGCAGGGGACGGTTGCTCAACCATAGGTGCTTCCCCAGCAGGAGGAACTTGTTGCTGCGGAGCAAAGGTTGCTTCAATCGCATCCTCAAGCGCCTGTCCCTTTTGGCGTGCTTTGATAACCGCAGCAATTTTACGAACTACCTCTGAGGCATCTCCGCCAGATGCAGCCATTTGTGGGATGGCTTGTGTGTAGGCAGTAATGGAACCAAGAAGAGAATCTCTCATCTTCTCAATTTCAATCTTTTCTAATTCTTGTGTGACGTTAACTGTGAATGGAAGTTCACGCATAGCCATATCCTTAGAGATAAGACCGCCACCAAGTGCCTGTAGCATAAAGATAAGACCCTGTGCAGGGTTAAGACCAGCAAGCATTCCGTAACGAACATCGGCTGAGTAATCAGACTTGATGTCCTTAGAAGGCTTGTATGTGATTTCGTATGGGGAACCAGCGTCAACACCACGAATGGTCTTTTCGTCTGGGAAGATTTTCTCATCAACTTCAAAGCAGATGCTGATTACGTCACGAAGTGCCGCAGCAAAGATTGCTTGTGCTGATTTAACCTGGGTGTCAAATGCACCCATAAGTGCCTGTACGCCTTGTCCAGTGACAATAGAGGCATCGATGTTTCCTGTACGTCCTTCAGGATAACGTGCACCTACTCGTAGTTCTTGGTTGAGTAGTTGCTGCTCAGTAAATGCGCCCTGTGGAAGATTGAGGTCCACACGACGAACGCCTGCTGGGTTGGCTGTACGGATAACCGCATCTCCACCCAACTGTAGTTCCTGTACATCCTGTGGAAGAACGATAGGAGCCTGAACGCTCTTCTCTGCTGCTTCCATTGCAAGCAACGCAAAGCGGTTGCGTAGCAACTGGATACCAAGAACATCATCAAATTGTCCACGTAGTTCACCATCAATAGATGGCTTACGTGCAATGACAACCATCATCTTACCGATAGGGTTCATCGCACGAGAAAGAACTAGGTTGTCCTTTGATGGGATATAGATAACTGACTGGTCTTTGTCGTAGTAGCGAATTAACTCAACCTGAGCATTCAAGTCCTGCTTGTAACCCATAGGTCCGAGCAACATTGAATCGTATTCAGGGAACTGAGTAACGAGTTCGCCTAGTGTCATCATATATCGTTTTGCAAATGCAACACAGCGTCCGTAGCGGTCAAACTCTGGGTAAGCCCCCACTGGGTTTTCTACGCGGATGCGAGGCAGTTTGCTTTCTTCGTCTAATTCAATAATGAAAGGGACGAAACCAAATGTGATGTACCAGTCGGCTCCTGAGTACATCTGTACAGCCAAATCAGAATGCTGGAAATAGTTAGCAGCAATACGTGTGCGCTTGTCAGCAAAGTTACGTGCACGGTCATTGACCGCATTGGCTGCAGAGCAGTTAACCGCTGGAAGCGGAGCCATTACTTCTGAAAGGTCACGAGCAACGATGTCGATAAAGTTTGCGACTACGTTTGCATCAACACCATCTGGGAAGAAGTCTGGATAAACTTCTGAAATCTTACCCTTACGGACAGCAAGTACGTCAAGGTTGCGAGCATCGCGCTCGTGGTTGCGGTAGCGCAGCGATTGAACGCGGGCTGCAACCTGCTCCATTGATAATGCCATTGGTTTCCTATCCGTAAGTTTGTGCCCATTGCTCTGCAAAGGCTTCGTCTAAATTCAGTGAACCACGATTGGACATCTGTGCCCTCGTTGCCCATCGGTTGGTTTGGTACTGTCCCACTCTGGATGACTGTTGCATCAACTCACGGATACGAATAATCGCAAACCATAGAGCCATAACGCAGTCGGTAGGGTTCTTGGTGTCAGGCTTCCAGGTAATCAACTCTTGAACCAAAGTCTTAAGACCTTCAGAGCCTTCGTTGGAAGGCAGTTCGATGATGTTGTTATCTTGGAATCGTCCATCACGTGCATTGCCAAAAAGCATTGCCATAGATGCCACACCAAAAGATGTGTCCCACTTGTTCTTACCAGTGAAGTGTGAGTTCAACTGGCACCCATACTGGGCTAGAAAGTTTCTTAGGTTCTCATCCAGGGCGTAAGCCTTCTGGTGAGCGTTGATTTCAATTCTGACTTCTTGTGGTCGATACTTCTCGACCCAATCTTCAATCAGATTCTGAATCTTGGCTGGTGTTGGCTCAGTCATATTGACTGCATCAAGAACATAAATCTTGCCATCGGCTCGATTGTATGTACAGATGACAGCACCTGTAGCACCTGCCATAGCAGGGTCAAGACCCATAACTGTATAGGTTGACTCTAAATGCTTTGGATGTCCAGGCACTCCTGCCTTTAGCGGTCCACGCTTTCGCATTCCGTTGACGGAACCTTGCACACACAAAGGTGAGAAGATTGAATCTTCTTGGACGTCTTCTTGTTGGTAGACCATAGCCCAGACAGAGGGCGCGACTTCAGAGCGACGCGTAAAGAGAGAAGGTCCATCCCACTTGGGAAAAAGTCCGTTCTCATCAGGTTCGTCCAATTCGTTTTCTTGCTGGTCTGATTTAGCCCAGAGTGTTTTCCAGTTCTTGGGGTTCTCATCAAACTCAAGGACTGCAGGCATTGCCGCGTAGGTGAAGGGTGACTTGCCACCGCTCCACTGTCCTGGGTCACGTAGCATCTTGTAGAGGTCTACTGGTGCCACTCTGGTTCCGACGATAATTAACTTACCGTGTCGACCAAGACGGGTGATAACTTCTTTCTGAAGCCAGTCCATCTGTTTTTCCCACTCGTGGGCATTGCTACCCATAACTGCGTCATCGACAATAATCAAGTCAGCACGAGCACCGTAAATCTGGGAACCAATACCGAGGGCTTGGACCGTTGGGTCCTTCTCGCCTGAATCTCGACCAGTACCTAGGTAAATCATATCTGCTTGCCACTGGGTGGCATCTGCCTTGTATCCACCATTAGGTCCAAAGGCAACCTGTAATTTGGTGTAGGCAGGGTGTGAAAGTCTTGTCTTAATCGCACCAAGGAACTTACGAGCCATACCCTGAGTCTTAGAGACGATAATGACTCTAGTGTTCGGGTTGGTCACAATTCGGTAGACCACGTAGTTGGTCGTGATGACCGTAGACTTGGCGTGCTCAGGTGGGACGTTAATCAGAATTCTGTTAAGGGCTGCCTGCTCGTAGGTCATAGCAGGATGTAGCCACCTAGGTTCCCTACCCTCAATCATATCGAACCAGTTGAGGTGGTGTGGGAAAAGTTTGGTATCTAGGAACTGCTCACAGAAGTCAGGGAACTCGATGTCCTTAAGTTCCTTGAGGTCAGCCTTGATGCCCTTACCTTCCAGGCGGGCTTTCTCAGAGCGTTCCTTAAAGTCAGGGTCCTGCATCACCCACTGGCGGAAGGTTGTATCGTTACGGTTGACCGTAGCCATAGCCCCAGTAATGGTGTTACCCTGGGCTAGTTGGATGAGTACCCGCTCCTGGGCTTCCTTTTTGGAGATGTCCTGCTTTCCAGCCTTACGTCCCATTTAGTTGTCCCAATCAATAGAATCCCCAACTTGCGTTAGCAGAGGTTGGGGTACCTAGGAGTATTCTGCAGTCTTCTCTAGGTCTGTACCTGTGCCCCTCTGGGGCATAATATAACACCAATCACGCCTATAAAATAACGGCATAACTCTGGCGCATTCCTACGAAGTAGGTTCGATATTTATATATTATATCGAACGAAGCGTAGCCCTAGCGAAGCGAGTTCGCTAGAACTTTATAAGTTCTTGCTATATAAGATAACCCGTTGGAAACGGGTAAACCGAACACTGTATATTAAAATATTTTATAAATAGGGGGCTACCTATATATAAGCCCTGGTCAGAGCCAGGGCGATATAACAGAAAAATTTAGATTGATAGTACAGTATTGGTATGCACCTGATTAAACAAACCCTGGGTCAAATGTCTAACCTTAAGGTAGACCTATAGACTTAGACACTTACCTATATATATGTCTAACTCTTAACCTTACCGTTAGACTAAGGAAGTTATCCACAGGATAAGTAATAGTTGTGGATAAACTTATGTTGTGCGACTATCTCCCCTCCCAAATCACGGGGGCAATATAAGTTACTTAAATCTAAATCGGGTAACTTATCGGGGAAGTTGGCAGACTATATAAATATATATGGCATCAACCCGATAACCGATAATGTGATGCATCTCACACGGCTAACCCCTTGACATTCGCCTAATGTTATGGTTGCCCCGATATGTCCGAATTGTATGTATCCTTACGCCTAAGGGCTATAATGTGATGTAACTCACACGATTTGCTATTGACAAGCGTGTGATGTATCCCCTAATGTTCATCTTGTAAGTACAACTCAACAGCGAACAGGAGAAAAAATGTCACAAGACATCCACGCAGAATCTAACCGCCTTATCTCTCGCTATGTAGCGAAGAAAAATGAGTTCACTCTTGAAGTCATCGCAGATGCGTTAGAATTCTACTTTCACAGCGAGCAACACCTATACCCCGCTAATGTAATTTGGGAAGTACGCAACAAGGTTATTGATTCGCTCAACAATAGTAAAGTGAGTTAAATCACAGCCCCGCATCCTTGACAGGAGGGCACAGCGAGCGAGACGCTAGTGGGGCACGGGTGGCAGATAGCCACCGCAAGGCTAGGCAGGAGGGCTTAGATATGAGTTACTCAATTAAGAAAGCGATGCGCGAGGAATTCCTCAACGCTATCGAACACGGCGAGACACTAGACTCTATCCGCGACAATAGCGGGGAATGGGTAGACGGCTACCTCCCGATTTACAACAACACCATCATAGCAGAATGGCAAGCGATGCCAGGAGATTACGATAACCGCGGGCACGCCGAACTAGGGCGCGGCGAGGAGATAGACATCATCAACCTAATGAGTCTAGACCTATACCTTTACTATACCGATATGGTACACGAGACACTAAACGAAATGGAGTCGGGAGAATGAGCACAACTTTACACCTAGGCGATTGCCTTAACGGGTGCGATATCTGCAAGGATAGGCACCACGAGGGGCAGACTATCTGCCTAGATTGCGGGGTGGAATTATGAAATGTGCAGACTGTGGGGCAGATGTGGGAAAGTACGAGATGTTTCCAGGGGATAGATGCCTATCCTGCCACGCTATCGAATTCGATAAGCATCCAATGCCAACGGCGCAGGAGATTCGCCAGATGTGGGGGATGTGACCTATCTCACACAGAAATCTATTGACACGCGTTAGCACATTAGGCAACACTTAAACCAACCAACTACAGGAGGAATACATTATGAAAAAAGCAGACATCGAAATCGGCAAGGATTATGCCTACCAATATCGACGCAACGACACGGACTCAGTGCACGGCATCGCCCGCGCTACAGTCACGGGGTTTGGGTCATCGTGGGGCGGAGCGGTAATGGTTGAAATCTCAATTCATCGTACCCGTTGGGAATATGAATACGACACAGACTATAAGCGAATCGAAGGCAGTGAGAAGAGAGTCGAGTATACGGAACCCCGCAAGGTGGCACTACTCACTATCGTTGGAGAGTATGAGCAGGAGAAGGCGCGACGCGAGGCATTTGCTATCCAACGCACGGCAGAGATGAAAGAGTACGAAAGACTACGAGAAATCCGCAAGCAGTGGAAGGCAGATAACTACGACCCTGCGATGAAAGAATTACGGGCAGAGTTGGCAATTATTACAGGCAAGAGTTACATCAGCGAGGATACAAGACTCAACGAGTTCGACATCGACCAAATCAAAGCAATAACCGAGGCACTACGAAAGGTAATGGTAAGCGCATAATGAAACAAATGAACCAACGAGATGCGATTCATTACATCGCAACGGCTCAAGAATTCAAGGCGTCTGCCCTTATGGGTACGACGGCACACATCGGGGCGGGTAGGCTTGATGATGAAGAGACCGCCCGCTATAACGACGCGGTAAGTAAGGGCATAGACTATATCGTTTACTCTTACAATACCCCTATCGCGTGGCACGGATTCGACGGGTGGTACGTAGTCGAGCAGAAGTTCAGCGTCACTACTAGCAAGCATCAGAACTATGTCCGTCGCGCTATCGCAGAGAGTTTGGAGATAGCGGTATGACATACGACTACACAGTGCAGTTCATCGGAAGTTATTGGGTACTTTCCACCCGTGTATCTATTGAACTAGATGACACAGAGGGGAACTTATCAGATGAAGCACGCGATAAGGCAGAAACAGAGGCAGACGAATCTATTCAAGGCGAGTTAGGTATATCACCATTAAACTTTGCACACAGTGCGATAGTAACGCTTAACCTAGAGGGAGAGGACATTGAACTATGAAACTTACACGACGTGGAGAGATAGTATTCAAGGTGCTATTGGTAGCAGGCGCAGGGCTAGTGATGTTTGGTATGTATGAATTCATCGGGCATATCTGGTGGACAGGGGATAGTTATTGCTGGGGCACAATGCTTGAATGTATGGAGGGCGGACTATGATTATCTGCGGTGACCACCTCGTGCCAGTAAAAGATTGCGGGTGCTTGAGATGATTGTATTGACACTAGCATCGCTACCCATTATCGTATTATGTATCTTAGGGATTGCCCTAAGTGGACAACCAATAGACGGAGGAGAATAAAGTGAATGAAGAAGTAGGGAACTGCGATACCTGTAATTCTTGGGACGATAGTTTAGAAGAAGGTATCTGCCAGACTTGCATTAACGAAGAGACCGAGCAGGTCAGTTGGACTGTGCTCGTAGACCTAGCCACACAACTGGCGGAGTTGTCAGTTGCCAACGAGAAGGGTGAAGAGATTGTCCGAACCAATGTATCTACAAGGTGACACGATTGCCCTTAGCAACACAGGCTACGCAGTACAGGAAGTTGAATGTGATTGCGGGAACTTGCAGGAGATTGACGTAGAAGAACAGTACGCACACGGAGATACAACCTGGTATGGGGAGTGGACTTGCACAAAGTGCAACGAGTTCCATACCTCAGACGGGTGGTACTAATGAATCAGTATCGAGTATCGTATAAGGTAGAAGGCGTACGCATTATGAATGTGTGGTTGCCTGACGAAGTAGTGCCACCAAGGGAGTTCCACTTATGGGATTATCCACAGCAGGATGAATGGCTATACACACACCAAGCGCACAGCAACGTGCACTTAGAAGATATTCACCACGCAGAAGCAGAGTCAGTACTCAAGGTGACCCACCTGAAGGCAGTCTAATGAGCGTGACCCTGCTATTCATAGGGCTTATCAGCCTGCGTTACCACAGGAAATGGATTACTTACTACAAGAGTTGGAGAGATAGATGATTGACCCAGCATACTTACCACCTGAATGGATGAAGTCAGCGTTATGTGCACAAGTAGATACGGAAATCTTTTACCCTGAACGTGGTGACTCAGCATCAGCAGATGCAGCAAGAAGAATCTGTTCACTCTGTGATGTCAAGGTGCAGTGCCTAGAGTATGCACTAGATAATGCAGAACGCTACGGCATATGGGGTGGAACGAATGAACGTGACCGCAGACCTATGTTCAAGGCTAGGGGGATAGCGTGTTAAAAGATAGAAGTTGGCACGCAGAGGGGCTATGTAGTGGGCACGAAGACCCTGACCTATGGCACTATGACAACTCACCTAAGCCTGAGATTAAAGAGGAACAGGTACATCGTAGCGTACGTGCTATACAAATCTGTGCAGATTGTCCAGTCAAGTGGGAGTGCTTACAACAGGGGATTGAACCTGAGAATTTACTGTGGAGTATCGACGGGCACGGGTCTATATGGGGTGGCAGGCTTACATCTGAGCGTGCATTGATGGCTGGATACCCTGCCTCTCACAATATGATTGAGAAGGAACAGCGACACGCAAGGAATGTTAAGCGGAATCTTGGTAGAATTGTCAGATGAAAAAGCGAATGATAATCCTGATACTTCTCTTCATCTTTGCGTGGACTTTCCCGCTTACTCACGAGGTAGAAGTAAAGGTTAATATCGGCAAGCATTTACCTAAGCAGGCAGTGCAGACCAAGGCTACGCCTAAGGAGAAGTATCAGAACAAGGTGATGGCTATGCGCTACGCCAAGGCAGGATGGGGTTGGGATAGAACTCAACGTCGCTGTGCCTACTCACTCTTTATGAAGGAGTCAAGGTTCGACCACCTAGCAGACAACCCTAGGTCAACAGCCTTTGGTATTGGACAGGTACTCAAGGAGAAGAGTAAGCACCCTGATATACAGATACTCAACGCGTATAAATATATCAAGCACCGCTACGACACCCCGTGCCGTGCCCTCAACCATCACAACCGCAAGAACTGGTACTGATATGATTGAAAGAGTATATGTTGGGTCACACGTTACTTCTTCTTGTTATACCTGTGGCATAGAAGATTACTTTATGGGATATAAGTTACATATACAGAAAAATATAAATAGTTTCCGCAACCTACACAGAGGGCACGAAGGGAAGATAGATATAGAGAATGAGTTTGCGTTAAGCGACCCTGATTATATATCACCTTATGCTTGTTCGGGTTGTGAGTTGTGCGAAATTGTTTGACCTATACAACCTAGAGAATCCAACGCTTGCGTGCATCTGTGGTTGTTTGATGTTTGAGATTACTGTAATGTGGGACAGCGAGACAAGAGAGGTAGGTTGGTATGACCTGCGACAAAGGTGCAAAGAATGTGGAGCAGAATCAACTGCCCCTACCCCGATTGACGAAGGAGTCTGATGCCTAAGTATGATTATAAGTGTGATACCTGCGGTGGTACACAAGAGATTGATAGAAGTTTTGGTGACAACACTGAACCTATCTGTTGCCAAGCAACAATGAGTAGGGTATGGTCAGCACCAGCGGTCAAGTTTAATGGCTCTGGTTTCTATAGCACAGGAGGATAGTATGAATACAGTACAAAGTTGGAAAGAGATTGTCGAACTACATCACGCAGAGTTAATCAAGGATTACCCTGAAGTATTATGGGTTGACCCAGGTGAAGTTGACTACGATAGCAAGGAAGAGTAATGACTCACGATGAATTGCTGGAAAAGATAAACGATTTGTTTGGTGAAGGTTCTAACCCTGGAGCACCGACTAATCCAACATATGATTCTATGCTTGCATTTGAGACTGCTCTTATGGAAGTAGTCAAGTTGCATAGACCTAGTGAAGAGTTATTCAGCAAGGTTGAATTTATGAGCGGGATAGAAGCGAATTATTTGGTATGCGAACACTGCAATGGACTGGTAGATAACCCTAAGATAACAGTTATATATCCTTGCCGAACTATTCGGGGGATTGAGTATGCTCTTGAGTATGTTCTTCGGAAGGGTCTGAGTCCGCATCCTGATATGGCTTGAAGCCACCAATCTTATGGATTAGTTTCTTGATGGCACGCTTGTTACGCATACGAGCAGTGTCTTCACTGCCTAGTTCCATCTCTGTAGCAATAGCACCAAAGTCCATTGACTCTGCATAGCGGAGGAACAATAACTTCCTATCGTCCTTGCTTAACTTCCAGAATCCGAAGTCAACTTCAATCATCATAGCCATTAGATTGCCACCCTCATTGGGTGCGCTAGGCTTACCTGGTCTGCCAAGGTTTAACTGTGCAGTGATATTGAAATCACCACGCAAGACAGAGGGCAACAGTGCCTCAACCATATCGGCTTCATAGTAGAACAGGTCAGAGGTTTCATACCCACCTGACTTAGCCTTCCAGTGCTGGCAATAGTCCAGTGCTTGGTTACGTAGGCTACGATAGATTAAGTTCTTCGCATCCTTCTCACCGATTGCTTCCCACTCATTAAGTTTATTGGGATGTTCAATGAACCACTGATACAAAGATTGTCTGATGTCATCTATATCTATCTCAAACTTACGATGATACTCAGAGGCAACGGAATCAACTACGTAATCCCAGTGCTCGATGCGCTCCCACTCAATCATATAATCTTAAACCCTTTGTCAACAGGAATGAACCCAACCATCTTCATCTTGTTGTTCTTGTTAGCGAACTCAGTAGTAGATGGTAACCACTTCTCTGCCCACGAGATGATGATGAGGTCAAGCAATGGGAATGCCCAGATACCCTCAGGTGTGGAGTTAATGTACCAAGGCGCAAGCCCTAACTTAGCAGACTCTTCAAGAAGGAAGTCATACTTCATCTTCTCAATCAGTAGTTCGGGGTAGTGTGTGCGTCTGCACTTAAGTTCTATAAATAGTTTAGCGTCTTCTGATATGCAGTCGAAGCCATCATATATTTCGGGGGAGTGAACGAGGTCGGGGAACTTCTCTGCCTTCAACCAGTCGAATAGTTCCTGTTCTTTCATTAGTCTCCGTGAACTGTTGAGTAGTGTTGTTCTTCATAGTCTTTGTGAACATAGCATCCACAGTTAGCACAGACAAAGAAGTCCTTTAGTGATGTACGAATAAAAGTACCTGAACGCACCCTTACTTATCCCACTTCCCTCTTAGTACTAACAGCGCAATTATACCATAGTTTGCTAGGTCTTTGAAGGAATCCTCAAGTGGTTCGTGGAATGGCTTGTCACCTGACGAGGTAAGGTTATTGATGCGTGCCATCTTGTCGTGCATACGTACACGTAACCCATTGATTGGTCCACCTGGTGAGTCAGAGATATTCTTTGGTCCGTAGTCACGGTGCTTACTCAGTAGCAAGTCACCGAGTTCTCTCATTGTGTCCCAGACTGCCTGCTCAAAATCGGAATTGCCAACGTCACGTTTAGGTGATTTCCCTCCACCGTGTAACTCTTCACGTTCATCCCTAGTCCTGCCAAGTGGGTTATAATCTGCCATATCTCTTCACGCTCCGCCTTCTCCATCGTTATCCTTTGATAGTAACTTCTCAATGTTAGCATCTAAGTCCTGCATAGCAGACTTGACTACCATATCTTCAACCAATTCATCAATCATATCGAATCCCATCTCCGCTGCAAACAGCGTGACATAGGTAGATTGAGTCATCAACTTAATCTGTTCTGGTTCTTCTGCGTGATGATACAAGAATCTAAGTAGTGACCCCAATAGTAACTGCATCCCATTAGGTAGCAAGTAGTACGGGTCGAAGTCCTCATCATCTTCCAGTGTGTGGTCAATCAGTTCGAATGAGTTCTCGAACTGTGTGTCACACTCGTGGCAGTATGATTCAGGTGGTTCGTTGGGGTCAAAGTCCAAGTTTAGATATCCATCTTCTCGTGAAAGTATCCTGCTCCTGCTTGCACATACATCGAATTAACATCTTCTCCTTCGGGGAGTTGAACGATAGTAACTGGCAGTTCTCTGGCAAGGCTGCGGGCAAACTCCGTCCCTGGTTGGTCTCCATCGGCGAAGACAAATACTCTTTCAAAATCTGCAAGCAATCGTGTGTAGTGTCTCTTCCAGGAGTTCGCTCCAGGTACACCAATGCAAGGAATACCAACACAGAAACTGAGAGTAATAGTATCCAGTTCACCTTCGCACACCCCTATAAAATCTCCTGCTTGTTCTACATCAAGCACGTTGTACATTCTAGTTTCAGCACCAGTCATACCCATATACTTAGGTTCGACTGCGGGGTTCAGGCTTCTGAATCGTAAGTCTACTACACCTGTCTTGGTTACATACGGAATAGCAAGTCGACCTGAGTACTGCTCGTGTCCAACTTCAGGTTCCGAGACTACGCCTAATGATGCCAGACGTGCTACTTCCTGACTGATTCCTCTGCTTGCTAGGTAATCGGATGCCAGATGAATACTTTCCGCGTACTTCTTGGTGGCTTTGCCCAGTAATTCCTTCTGCAAATGTCCTTGCTTCATTGATATTTATTCCCTCCTGTTGCGCGATTATTTGTAGGCTGTTGCCCTGAACGCCACAGGCAAAGCATATAAAGATATTCTTATCGAGGTTGGCACTACCTGATTGGTGCGTATCTGAATGGAACGGACACTTAAGGTTGACCTGCCCGTGCCCTTGTCTAAGGTTCGCACCATAATGGCGGAGGACATCTGCAATGTTCGGCAAGTCATTATCTATCCTTGTCACCATTACCTGTCTTCTCCTTTACCCACTGCTCTAGGTCTTGCACAACCCAGGACTTATCTATGCCTGCATTGCGACGTTTGACTATGACATAGTGCAACGGAACTTCTGGTAAGTTACGCGCCTTTGCATAGTTCACTGCTTCTACTTGTGCCTCTCGCCAGAACTGTGGCAAGTCTATCTTCTTTACATTCTTAAGTTCAAGGATGTAATTCTTTCCTGCGATGGTGGCAACTAAGTCACCCTCATCCTTTGCACCAGCCTTAGTGAGACGCTCAACTAGCACACCGATTTGTTCACGTAACCATTTCATTGTGCCAGTCTCATAGCCTGAGCCTTTGCGTCCGTTGGGGTTAGCCATTAACTTGCGCTCTTATCCTTACGCAAGATGCGCTGTGCCCACGATAGACCAGCGTTGAGACCATCAGTCCACTCATCAGTGATGGGAACCTTTGCTGCTTCAATCTTCTGAATCAACTTCTCAGTCTCTTCTTTAATCTTTAGTACTACAAGAGCGCGAGTCTCCTGTGTTACATCGTCTTCTTCTTCTCTAATCATATCTATCCATTCTCTGGTATGTCTTCGACATACATATACTCAGGGTTAAATGATAGCCAACAAGTTAGGTTAGCGTTAGCATCGGCACGCCCGTATCTGTTCTTCACTGGAGCAATAGCCATAGAAGTACCAACGATACCAAGAGTACAGATAAGAGCGGGGAGTTGAGCCACCTTCCCCTGTAGTGCTGAACGTGGCTGGCAAGGGTTACCCAGTACACCTTCAGAAGTATGATGAAGAATAATAATCCCAGCGTTAGTTGCACGAGCAAGATATTTCAACTCCTTCATAATTGCACGCATTGAAGCGAACTCTTCACCACCATCTGTTGCTATATCCATTAGGTTATCTACGAAGATAGCCTCAGGTGGTACACCCCATAGTTCCTCAAAGGCTTCTACTTCTTCGAGGATATCTTGTAGTGTTGGTGAAGATTCAAATGACCAGACGATATGGCTTGCTCTATGGAGCACAGCCTTAGTCCAACCAGTATCGGTATTCATTAGATGCTCAACGTCAGTCTGATTCTTACCGCTAATCATTGACGCTAGGCGCATAGCCATAGTGTGTGCGTTCGTATCTGCAGAAATGTACAGAGTGGGAACGTGCATACGGAGGGCTAAAGCCAGTGCCAGAGTGGACTTTCCGACCCCTGGTACACCTGCAAGCATAGAGACTTCTGCTCTACGAAATATAATTTTGTTGTTATCAAATGTTTTGAAGCAACTTGGTAGCGGTTCGCCACCTATGTCGGAACGTCCGACACTTCTTACTAAAGTTCTCATTGACTTCTCCTGTCATTAAAGTTAGAAGTAGGGCAATCACCTTCCCCGTCTGACTACCCTACTTCTAATTCTTATTTAGTTGAGTGGCTTACACTGGTCAGGAGTTCCCTGTGGTGTCGGGCAAGCCCAGAAAGCGTAAGGCTTCCCAGTTGTTTTGCTCGTTCCCTGTCGGAAGATTCTCGCGCCGTGTACGCACGTTGGTGTTGTTGGCTGCGCCGATGCGGGCGGTGGGGTTTGCATTGGTGCCCCACCGAACGGATTGCCCGCCTGGGTTGGAGTTGAGAATCCAGATGGCGTTGTGTCTGCTGTGGAATTCTGCGTCGATAAAGGGAGCACGGTGTAAGCACCTTGCACCTTCTTAGCAACTGCTGCAATCTGTGTTGAGTAATCGCTAATACCTTCTAGCAATACACTCAGTTCATCAGCAGTGTTTGCTCGAACGTTAATCATATCTGAGTTACTGGTCGGGCTAGTGCGAATAGAAACCTGTAGTTTCCAGTCTTCGTTTGACATTTATTTATCCTTCTTTGCGAATTGGCAGTGCTCTATGAGTCCACAGAAACTGCACGATTGTAGGTTCGGTAGAAATATACCAGCCTTGCGTGCTTTGTCAAAGCCATCAACAAAGTATTCAAGTGTGTCTAGCGTATATCTACTTAGGTCAATCATTTCTCCTGTCCCCGATTCACGAGACATCCAGTAGTTTCCTAGATTGACTGGAACTCCTATCATCTGTTCGACTCCTACTTTGTAGAAGCCTAACTGAAGGTCGGAGGTAGGGCGTGTACGTGAAGTCTTAAGGTCGACAATCACAAGTTGTCCGTTAACCTCAAAGATTCTGTCAATAAACATCTTCACTGGCACACCTGCGATGACTGGATTCAACTCCAACTCGATGGCACGTACACCTTGCGGAGTTGTCCAAATTTTCCAGTCAGGGTTGTTCTGTCTCCACTTGATGTAGTTGTCTACCCAAACGGAGCCATTGATATTCCACCAATTGCCATCCTCTTTGTTAGGATTTTCTTTAGTGGCTCGACCTGCACGACGTGCAGTCTCAAGATTTAGTCCTTCAGTTTCCTTGCGCCAGGCTTTCGCCCACAGTTCATTCGTTGTCGTAATCATACAACTCCGTTGCATAGTGGAAAGCACGTCCTCCTGCTGACCAGATGGATGGTTCCTCTGGAACCTGAAGTAGTCGACCTAGGTAGTACTGATAACCACAGGTCAGATATGTTGTGAACGCTGAGTAACTGATGTGCTCAGGTAAAGTATAATCGTCTAACTTAATCATCGAGGAAGTCCACGAGATAGTCAACCTCTTCACGTAGTTCTCGAACTGTTTCCTCTAGGTCGTGCAATGCAAAGGTCAGTTCAGATAGTAGCCAAGCGATATCGTCGTGTTCTTCTTCGTGCTTCTTAAATGGATTCCACATAATTGCTCCTGTCGTAGTTGTTTAGATAGACCCCCTGAGAGGACAGGAGGTGACTCAATCAGGGGACCTATCTAATCCTTCATTCGTCCAAACTATTAATATATAATATATATATTATATAGGCGCCTTAGCGCCTTATATAGTATTTATTATTTATTAATAATTTAATTATACACATACCCTGACCTGACTTGTCAAGTCTCGACACGCCGTGCTACACTTTTCTGACTGGTGGATGAGCACGACTCATTCCCATTAAGTGTGGCAAGCCGTCGTGGGCTGAGCCACCACCAGAGTTTCTAGCGCCTTCCACCAGGGGTGGTCGGTACTTGCTTGGCTAGAAACGACAAAAGGACCCCCTTCCATAGCAGTGATGCTAGGGTTGGGGGTCTTCTTGTCTCTATCGCCCTGCTAGGGGCGTATATGAGGGTGTTTTAGAACTACTTCTTGCGACCAAACTCTGGTGAGTTGGTGTCCAAAGCCTTGAGGACTGGACCGACGAAGCCTGCTACGAATGCCATAGCCAACTTCTTAGGGTCGTGCTCTCCTGCCATATACAGTGCTGATACAGCAGTCGCTGCAGCACGGAAGTATGACAGTCCGATTTGCTTTAGTTTTTCTGTGTCGAACATATGTTCTCCTTATGACTTGAAGACGGGCTTACCGAATCCCACGATGTACACAGGTAGTGACTTCTTGAGGGCAGGTCCGTTCTTTGCTTTGTATGCACGCTTCTTCAGGCAGACTTGCCCTCCGTTGCGCTGGTCACCCTTTTTATCAGGTGCTGTATTGCCTTCGATAGTAATTACAGTTCCGTCTCCGTTGTCTCTAACCACGATTCCAACGTGGCTAATGCGGTCAATACCATCGTTGGGAAAATCAAAGAAAACAATATCCCCAGGTAGTGGAGTCGCTTCATCTACTTTCTCCCATTGGTTCTTTTTGATGAAGGCTTGGGCGCCAGCAAGTGTGCCAACCACGTTAGGAATCTTAAGCCCAACTTCGTTCGCGCACCACATAACAAACGAACCACACCAAGGTAGGAAGTTTGCTTTAGTGAACGCACCGTACTTAGTCTCATTGTCCTTTGGTCCTTCGATTACCCCGATTTCTGCACGGGCTACTTTGATAAAGTCATTACGCTGACCCATATTATTCACTCGCCTTCTTGTCAACCTTCGCAAAGGCTGCATTGATTTCTTCTGCCGATAGGTTGCCATCTGCTAGGAAGAAGCGGGCTAGTGCTTCGAGTACTCGTGCTGCACCAAGTGCACCTGCAAGTACTGCTGCCTGCCACACCTCGATACCGACCAATGAGCCAGCACCGATAACACCCAGTGCTTCGGCTGCAATGACTGCGAGTATTCGCATCATTACGTTCTTAAATGTATCCATTATTCATCGTCCTTTAGGTTGCGTAGATTAAGCGTGACTGTCCAGATGACTAGACAAATCACGATTGCATAACCAACAACTGTCTTGGCAGAACCTTCAAGGACTACCCAAGCGACGAACATTCCAAGGAGTGTCCATAGTTGATTGGCAATATCTGATAGCAGTTTCTTCATTATGGTTTTCTCCTGTACGCAGCGGTTGCGGCAGCGCCTGCTGCTGCCTGGGTTGCTATGCCACCAGCGATGATGGCTGAAACGACTACATCTTCTGCAGTCTCACGAACTTCAGGTGGCAGGTCTGCACCTACACTGCCGAAGGCAGCAAGTGCTGCACCTGGGTCAGTAAACATTTCTTGCAGCAATGCTGCTGGGTCTTGCAATAAAGCAACAGCGATTGCTTCTTCTGCTGTAACTACTACACCGTTATCCAACTCAACTGGAGTTGATGGTGGTAGACTTTCTAAATTAACATCACTCACACTTGGAGGTTGCGATGGAGTATCAGGCACTGATGGTTGTACGGGCGCTGGAGTTGGCTCTGGCAAAGGCTCAGGATTTACTACAGGCGGTTCCTCTTGGGCAACCTCAGTCGGAGGCTCAGGTGCAACTTCTGGTGCAGGCTCTGGTGCAGGTTCAGCGACAGCAGGAGGCTCTTCAGCAGGAGCAGGTGGTTCCTCTGCAGGTGCAGGAGGTTCCTCAGGTGGTGCAACAGGTTCGGGAGCAGGCTCTGGAATGGGCTGCGGAGCAGGTGCTGGGGCAACTGGCGCAGGAGCAGGGGCTGGCTGAGGTTGAGGCTCAGGTTGAGGTGCTGGCTGCGGAGCAGGTGCGGGAGTTGGTTCAGGTTCCACTGCTGGAGGCGGAGTAGGTACACTTGTACCAGATTCCGTACCACTCGAAGGAGGATTAGATGTTGCAGTCGTTGTATCTACTACTGTTGCTGTGTCTTGGACTGCTGTTTGTGTCTCAGAAGAAACAGTTTGAGTTTCAGTTGAAGAAGGAGCAGTCACAGTCTCGACACTGGCAGTCGGAGTTTCAACAGTTGAGGGAGCAGTTTGTGTCTCTACAGAACTCTCAGTCGCAGAAGGACTCGGAGTTGGAGTTGAAGTTTCAGCAGTTGAAGTCTCAGTGGCAGATGGAGAGGGAGAAGGCTCTGCGCTTGGCTCAGGAGTTGGCGATGGAGAAGGGGTCGGTTCAGGAGAGGGCGAAGGCTCTGGAGTGGGACTTACAGTAGGAGCAGGCGTTACGCCATTGTAATAACCAACAGCAGGGTCACTAAGATTATCGCTAACATAAGTAGTAAACCCTTGTGCGTATCCACCTTCACAGAACAACCTTGGGATGTATCCCTTGTCAGCAAAGAAATTGTTGCTGTTGTCCCATCCGATTTGAAATGTTTGTTGAGTACCATCCTGTTTCGCACAGACTACATTTGCAGTAACTTGAACTGCTTGTGCATTAGGACTCCAAAAGAATGAAGTACCTAAGACGATAAAGAATACTGCTAACTTACTTCCTGTTACCCTTAGAGAGTAAGAGGTAAATCTGGTCAACGCGTTGTTCAACTCGGTCCAATCGTTCGGTGTTGATATTGACTGCGTCCCTCATTGAGCCTCCGCCGTTCGGCTTAAGTTCATCTAAGTAGTGCTTAACTAACCATCGAATTGCTGCAGTAAATCCAGCAAGCAGAGTCATTATTGCTACTGCAAACCCTGACCATTCTGTCGCTGTCATTAGACCGTCCTAATTGTTATGTTGATAACGCCACCAAATCCGCTGAATCGCTTATCAGGTGGTGTTGCTCGTTGGAATGAAATCTGTTCGATAACTGCCTGACGAGATTCGCCAGTAGTTAAGTCCTGCCAGGTAAGTACGTCACCTGTTTCTTCAATCTCTTCTAGTGCCTGAATCTTTTCAAATGACTTACCTTCGTAACCAATCATTGAGTTGTATCGGTCAGTCTCTAGGTCATAGCAATAGACAGGGAACTGGATGATGCGTTGGCGTGGGGTAGCAATAGTTGCCTTAGCCTGGTAGCCCTTGAATACAGGACCTTGCGAGTTATCAGTTCCATCACGATAAAGAATAAACTTATAAGCAACATACTCTTGTGCTGTTGCAGGAGATGATGTGGTTACTTCAATAGGGCTGATGGTTGAGTCGTATGAGATGTGGTCATACTCGACTCCATCCTTGTCTACAGTTTCTAGTGTCATAGAACCGTAGGTAAAATTACCGCGTCCTAGTAGGCGTTTGAAGTTCTTAGGCTCAAGAGTTCCGTAGCGGATGTTACCTGTGGTTAGGTACCCTGATGTGCGAAGCGTTGTTGCATCTTCAATATAGATACCACCTGCTGCGCTATCAGCATATGCTGTTGTAAATACAAGGCGGTCAGTACCATCTGCAAATGCACAGCCAGTGGTTACGTGCCCTGTGACACCATCCATATAAAGGTCATTAGCCCAAGCAAAGCGTAGGGTTTCTAGTTCGTTAGATAGGTCAAGGCGGATTACTCCAGCCTCACCATCTACCCCAGTAGCGCACCACACATAGTGGTCGCGTGCTGCAAAGTCGTAGCAAGGCTGTGATGTTTCTACGATAAGTGGACCGTAGTTGAGTGAGCCATCCTGGTCAGATACTGCTGCCACACGGATACCCTTGTTGGTGCCAATCATCATATAGCCAAGGTAGTAGAAGATTCTGTGGACAATCTCACCGACAGGTAGTTCTGCTGCTACTACTGCTGATGTAAGAGTAGGCATTACTCCAGCGGTAGAGAGTGTGAATTTCTGAATGGTTGATTGGATGCCATTGTAACCAGCAACATAGATAGCAGGACCAGAGGCTGCCACTGAGGTGTAGACGTGGCTAGTTGTTGGGTGTGTATACACAGCAGTTGGCATAGCAGATGCTGATGTTGAGAACTCAAAGACTTTGTTGTTGGCACACATTACGATGCGGTCTTTGATGTACTCCATTGTCGCATTAGTAACTGCGCCAATCTCATCAAACATTGTTACTACGTCTGCAGTGGAAGCAGAAGAGCCAGTCAATGGCTTCTTGTATACAGTCTTCTTAGTTGCTGTGTTAGTAATCCAGTAGGCATAAGTGCCATCATCACACATAGCAAAGACTGGGGCATCTGTTCCAGAGTTATAGTCCACGAAGTGGGTAACTGTTCCGTCTACTGCAATCTTGTCTACATCGTACTCGTCGTGAAGTAGCACACCTGATGTGGTGTTCCACTTGATAGAGCGCACGTGCTGTTGCACGTTACCATTAGATGCAATAGGACCAGTAGTTTCGTGAGTTGCTGTGCAAGATGAGAGCAGTGTCACCTGACCCTTAGTCCAGACATCTACACCCTTGCTATCAGCAAATCGGTAGTGCCCATTTTCATCAGTTGTTGCTGGGTCATAGAACTTAATACCTGAACCAGAGTGGAACGATGCTTGGCTACGAATCCACCAACCAGTCAGAGACTGCTCGCCAGGCTCAGTACCATTATCGAACTGGTCCTTACGAAAGGGTGCAGTCTGACGGATATAAGGGCGTGAGTCATTGATTGCATAGAAGAATGGAAGTCCACCAATGGCTACGTCGTAAGACATATCGGTGTTCTGCCAGATTGCTGTAGATGAAACTACACCAACGTCAACTGCGATAGAGCGATTGGCTCTACCTTCGGTTATGTCGCGACCAGCCACGTTACTCCTTAGATAGAATGTTCAGTATTATTACAAACCCAATTACAGGTTTCTTCATTAAGCGTTGCTTCATTGTGGCATTTGATTGGAATGAAAGCATCTAAATCTTCACGATATTCCATACCGATTCCTGCAAAATGTTTTCTAATGTTTGAGTTGTAAGATGTTTTAATCCATCTTCCACCTAGATTGTTAAGCAACCATTCATATCCTTCGTCTCCTGCTGGGTCGTTATTATCTCCAACAGTTACGCGAAGAACAATATTGTTATCGTCAAGTTCTGCCCAATGAGCCATACTTACACCGCCGATTTCAAGTATCGAACAATTACAATTCCAGAACCACCTGAACCACCAGAAGCACTGCCAGATGTATTTGCACCACCACCGCCACCTCCACCTGCGTTAGCGGTACCATTCCCAGCAGCAGTATTTGTATAAGGCGCTCCACCAGTTGTGCTTCCAGCAATAGCACCAGTACCACCACCACCTGCGCCTCCAGCGCGTGGGGTTAGTGTAGATAGAAGTGTTCCCTGCGCTGCTCCACCACCACCGCCAGCATAGTAACCGCTAACTCCAGTACTCGTTGCGCTAGCCCAAGATGATAGTGATGCAGTACCACTTCCGCCAATTCCAGCAGGACCAGAAGATGAATAACTACCGCCAACGGCATCAGCACCACCACCGCCAGCAGAAGCATAGATGCCTCCACCAAAAGCAGATACTCCACCACCATTATTACCTTCACCAGAAACACCTGTTCCGCCACTGCCAGAACCAGATACACGGGCTGATGCACCGCCGCCTGAACCGCCAGAATTTCCATTAGAACCTGGTGAGCCAGTATAAGAACCACCTGAGCCACCGCCAGAGGTGCTGGCTACAGAACCCAAAGATGAGGAATTTCCAGACGTAGCGCTACCTCCACCAGCACCAATAGTACAGGTGTAAGAATTAGGTGTTAATGCCTGAGATGAAAATAGTTTTGCTCCACCCGCGCCACCGCCGCCGCCAGGTGAACCGTTCATTGAGCCACCACCGCCACCACCTGAAACAATAAAAATATCAGCAGTCAACGTTCCACCAATTACGGTAAATGTTCCATTGCTAGTAAAAGTACGATAGTAGTATGTTGAGTCAGATGCAAGCGTTCCACCAAGTACGGTGATACCTGCTCCCGCTTGAAGTCCATATGCTCTAGCACTAGCACCAGAGAATGTTCCTATAATTGGCACAGTTTCTCCTTAGATAAATTTAGATTGTGATTCAAGAACTAGGTATGTAGGTGTTGCTGCTGTCTTAAGAATTGTGAATGAATAGATGTCAGTTGCTGATGCATTTCCACCTGAGATTGCTGTACCACCCTGCACCTTTGGTGTTACTGTGGTTCCGTCTACCTGAATTGTATTAGGGTAATAGGCAGTAGTTCCATTAGGTGTAATCCATACAACAGTAACTGATTCTCCTACTGACAACTTGCTGGCAAGAGTTGTGCCAGAGTTGTATCGGAAATTAAGAGTATGGTTTGCTGTAGCATTAGATGTGTAGTACCAAATTCCAGCAGTTTCAACGTCAATGTTGATTGTTCCAGTAGCAGCAGATGCAACAATGTTTGTAGTCTCAGATGGAGACTTAAATGTTGGATAGTTAGTTACTGGGTCGTTAATAGTTGGAGTAGTCAGCGTTGCTGATGTAGATGCAGCCTTAGAATCCAACTGTGTTTGGATGGCAGAGGTAACTCCATCTACATACCCAAGTTCTGTTGCAGTTACAGCAGATAGTGCTGTTGAAGCATTGGCTAAGTCGCGTGCTTTGGTCATTCAGGTACCTCTTCAGTTGATGGAGTGACAAAGTTAGTGCCATCCCAAATATCGCCAGAGCCTGCGTACTTGCCACGAAATGTAGCGTTGTATGATGTCTGAGCCCATTCGGTATCTTCGCCATAAAGTGACTTGCAAAAAGCAATACCAATTGATTCTTGCTCAACACCATTTTCATCGTGGAGAACTTCGTTGTTAACTACGATTACTTCACGGACAATGTTGTCTTCTAATCTTGCAAAATGTGCCATTATATTTTCCTTATCCTAGAACTATAACTACGTAACCTGAACCACCTGCGCCTGAAGTAGTGTTTCCACCACCACCACCGCCACCAGTATTTGCTGTACCTGCAGTTCCGTTAGTGCCTGTAGTACCTGCACCTCCACCACCAAGACCGCCAGTAGAGTTGTTTACTGGTCCGAATCCACCACCACCACCACCGAAATATGTTCCAGTGCCAGTAATTGTTGTAAGTAAGCCATCGCCACCATTACCAGGTACGTTTGAACCAGAGGTTCCACCGCCTGCAGCAGTGGCTCCGCCACCGCCACCACCTGAGTTAGTTCCATTGTTGTTGCCACCAGCATTACCTAGTGTTGGCGTTCCAGGACCGCCTGAAGAGGCAAAGTTTCGTGCACCTCCACCACCAGAACCGCCTCCGCTGCCGTGGATTCGCTTAGAACCTCCACCTGCCGCTCCACCGCCTCCACCACCAGGTGCTGCGTATATACCACAAAGTGAACCAGTACCGTTGATACCATTAGTTTCGTTAAAGTAGTTACCAGAACCACCAGCACCAATTGTTACTGTATGAGAACCAGCAGTAAAGTAAACTCCTGTTTGATAGAAGACTCCACCTGCGCCACCGCCGCCTTCTGAAGCGCCACCACCGCCACCGACAACAAGAAGTTCGGCAAAGCCAGCCTTATCAAGAGTGATAGAGCCAGAGCCTGTGTACTTAATAATTGTCTTACCAGCACGGGTTGATGTATCAATTGTTGGAGAGCCTGTTGTTGCAGAGTAAGTTGCTAGACCAGGACTCATCGGTTGAGATGAATTAAAAGAAGTTGTAAATTTAGAAATTGTCATTAGACCACCACCACTACGAATCCTGAAGAACCTGAACCACCAGAGTTGGGTCCAGATGCACCACCACCTCCGCCAGAGCCAGAGTTTGCTGGACTTGCGGATAAACCAGCATTATTTTGTCCACCGTTACCACCGATACCGCTACCACCTGTACCTCTTGCAGTAGAGCCACCGCCACCTCCGCCACCTGCATAAAATACAGATGTACCAGTAATTGAGTTTGCTAATCCAATACCGCCAGCACCTGGAGTGCCACCAGAACCACCAGCGTTAGAGCCAGCACCGCCAGCACCGCCGCCTCCACCGCCAACAACGTTACCGCTACCGCCTGCGTTTCCTTGACCAAGTTGTGCAGCGCCACCTGAAGTGTTCGGACTACCTTGCCCGCCTCCACCAGAGCCGCCAACTTCACCGTTGTATGCGTATTGTGAAGTTCCTTTACCGCCACTGCCTCCACCAAGAGCAACAATATTATCGATAGCGCTTGCGCCACCACCAGTTGCGCTACCGCCTCCAGCGCCAACGGTAACAGTCAAAGTTCCAGCAGGTAATAATGAAGATGCACTGTAAAGGTAGCCACCTGCACCACCTCCGCCACAATAAGTTCCATATGGCGCACCCCCGCCTCCGCCTCCGCCAAGTACAAAAATTTCAGCGTAGCCAGCATTACTAAGGGTGATAGAACCACTGCCAGTAAACTTGTAAATAGTTTTACCTGGACGCGATGTTGTATCTACTGTTGGTGAACCAGAAGTAGAAGAGACTATTGCTGCGCCAATTGATTTGGCACCAGTAAAAGTTGAGACTGACATTAAGCCTCGTCTCCAAATGCTGTGAATGTTACGTTAGCAGTGGAAGCGTATACTGTCAGAACATCTGTAGCAGCAAGTGTAATTCCAAGGGTAAGTGCTGTTGAGTCATTTGCTGACAAAGCAACATCGTATGCAATGTACTGTGATGCAGCAAGGGTTGCTCCAGCAACGCGTACAGCAATACGATATGTAGCAGCAGTAGATAGGTTAGCAACTACTAGAGTAGAGACAACTGCTGTCTTACCAGATGGAACTGTGTATAGAGTTGTTGCTGTAGTTGCTGATGGGTTAGACTGCCCAAGTACTTTTTTAGCCATTTGTATTTCTCCTATTAGTTTCTTAAGCGCCCATCATCATAAAGATGTCAGCGGTTGGGTCGGTTGTTACAGAAGCCCAAGTTGCTGTGCTTCCATCTGTTGTTAAATATTTTCCTGTGTTACCTGATTGAGAAGGTAGGGCATCTACTGCAGCCCATTCAAGTCCTGTTGCTGTTGAAGAGTTAGCCTTGAGGAATTGTCCGTTGCTTCCGACAGTCAACTTACCTGGTGTGTCTGCAGATGTTCCTACAAGAATGTCACCCTTAGCATCGAATACTGAACGAGCAATAGCATCAGCAAGTTCAAACGCTGTGAAGGTAATAATCTCTACAATGTCGCTAGCAGCAAGGGCTGCAAGGGATGTGATGCTTGAGCCATCAGTTGCTGTGTAGTCAGATGTACGAGCAAGCAGTACGCCATTGAGGTATACCTGCTCCTTGCCTGGGATGTAGGAAAGTGTAAGTCCGTTAGCATCTGTACCAGAGAGCGATGTTTCTCCGCCTGACGCTGTGAAGCGGAAGCGGTAGATGTCAGCAGTAGATGAGATTGAACCCCACTCTGTGCCAGTCCAAGCGTACATAGCATTGTCTACAGAGTTCCAGTAGATAGCACCTTCAAGCAATGCATCTCCGTCATTATCTACAGATGGAGCAGAGGACTTGCTACCAAGGTAGCGGTCATCGAAATTGTCATAGGTTGTAGCGGCGGCAGCAGCGCTGGCTGCAGCGGCTGTAGCAGAACCAGCAACTGTATCTACATACGCTTTTGTAGCAGCGTGTAGGTCTACTGTAGGAGCACCTGACAAGGTAAGAGCACCTGTCATTGTGCTTCCTGCCTTAAGTACGAATGACTCGTAGACAGTTCCGCCTGACTGGATTGCGCTAGCAATCTCACCAAGAGTATCAAGTGTAGAAGGTGCTGAGTTAACTAGGTCTGCAACCTTAGTATCTACATACAACTTAGTCGCAGCATCTGCGTTATCTGTTGGTGTAGCAAGAGTTGTAATCTTTTGGCTGTTCATTGAGATTGCAGCAACAGGGTCAGCAAACTCATCGAGAGTGTATGCCTTGACTGTTGATGCTAAATCAGAGATAGTAGATGCTGCCTGTGTACCAGTGTGGTTAGCACGGGCATATGGGTCAGATACCATCTTGGCTGCAGTGATAGTTCCGTCTGCAATGTCTGAGGCTACGATAGTTCCGTCAACCAAGTCAGCGGAAGTAATAGTTCCACCAAGGTCCAACTTAGTCTTGGCAATTGCTGCCGATGCATTGATGTCTGCGTTAACGATAGTGCCGTTAGCAATCATCGTTGAGGTTACTGTACCTGTATCAGCCTGTGTTACAGCAGTACCTGAAATCTTTGTTGCTGTAATAGCGGCAGATGAATTGATGTCAGCATCTACGATTGTGCCATTGGCAATCATTGTCGATGTAACTGTTCCAGTGTCTGTTGTGTACACACCGTTAGTTACTGTTCCAGCATTACCTGAAACTGTACCAGTTACGTTACCTGTCAAGTTACCAGTAAAGGTTCCTGCAATAGCACCAGTACCTGTAATGGTTGGGCTAGTCAGCGTCTTGTTTGTAAGTGTCTGTGTACCAGTCAATGTAACTACACCTGTAAGGGTGTTGCTTGCTGAGTCAATTGTCTTGTTTGTTAAAGTTTGTGTTGTATCTGTACCAACAAGAGTTGTTGTAGCGTTAGGGATAGTAACAGTACGGTCTGCTGTAGGTTCTGCTGCAGTGAGGGTTGTCTCGTATGAATCAGCAGTTGCTCCCTCGAATACAATGCTTCCATCTCCAAGGGATAGGCTTGTAATTACTGGGCTTGTAAGAGTCTTGTTGGTCAGGGTTTGAGTGTCTGTTGTGCCAACTACTGAACCAGTAAGTCCGTGCACTCCAGATGAAGCCTCAACGTGAGTGTTAGCCTCACGGTAGTCACGACCAATTGCCATATGACGAACTACTGCACCTGCAGAGTGAGCCTGACCAGTAGAGCCATCTACGCCACGTGTTACTGTAAGAGTATTTGTCGATACCGCCGTGACATCTACAATTTCTTCAAGGGCTGTATCTGGGTCGATGACAACTGTAAAGGTTTCACCCGCTGAGATGGTTGTACCACCAAGCAGTGCTGAACCAGATACAACAGTTGCAGATGTACCAGATGAGGATAGAGCGCCAGTCAGCGTTGTCTGCTGAGAGCGGGATGAATATTTTCTAGTTGTCATTGCTGGTCCTTATCGGCGGGAGTAGTGAACTTTAGGAGGGTAGTTCTGTTGCTGTGCCTTTGTCTCTTCGTTAAGGCGTTGTGTGTAAAGAGCATAGAGTTGCTTAGTCGCACTCTGTGATGCACCGTATGGGCGCTTAGAGTCTGTCTCATCAGCCTGTGGGCTAACCTGTGCAGCACGTGCTGGGTCAAGGAATGAGAGCAGGCGATAGGCTGCACCAAGAATCACTACGTCCCGCGTTGATTCTGGCAAGCCTGTTACTGTTGTATAAACATCTGTGTTTGCTGAGAAGGGGTTAGGGTCAGTTGCATAGACAACCTTGACTGTACGACCAGAGATAGGTGCTTCGCCAAGAGTGATTGTCTGAACTGTATCTGTGCCAGTGACATAACCGAATGCCTCAGGATTTGCTACAGCATCAAGGTCCCACTTACGGATGATGCGCCATTCCTTAGAAGGTCCGATGTCCTGCCAGTGAACCGTCAAGATATTCTTGATGTTCAAGTTAGCAAAAGCGTATGTGCTCTGTGCTGCGTTGAAGGTAAAGGTTGTTGTCTTGACTGCAAAGATGTTTGCTCCAAGGGAGCGGATAGTGTCATTGATTGCACGCTTGACACTGTAGCGAGGGAAGGTAGGAGAGATAGTCACCTTGCTGTCAGCAGTGTGTGTTGCTGCAGTTGTGCCAAGGTAGCCACGACCATAAGGAGATACTGTTGCAGTATTTGCTACGCGGTCAAATGAATCTACCCAAAGAAGTTCTTCATCAATCTCAAGGATACCTTTACCTACTGAGTCAGTTGACCCTAGGCTAAGGACAAGTGGTGATGCACTTGTTGATGTAGTTGTTGTTACTGCAGATGTAAGGTAGGTGCTACGGTCCTGTTGGAATGTATACCCAGCAAGGTTGACGAGTACCTCGTCCATCATATTATTTAGAGTTGTCATTAGGCGTTGATGCTCCTTAACGCTGCAGGGGCTGCAAGCCCAGTGGTTCCAGCAATCTCATTGCAGATGCCATCGATGTCTTTGAACTTATCTCTTGTGCGTCCAGCCTGTGCCT